CGACTCGGCAGTCGTAGGCATTTCCACCAAGAGTCTTATCTGATTCTACTGCATTTTTGATACTATTTGCCCCAGTAGAAATGTAGCCATCGAGCTTGCGCTGAGCTTCTCTTTCAGCAGACCTGCCAACAATGACAGTAACTGTGAAAGTGTAAGTCGTCATGCCCTTCGCGTAAGCCTGGTCGTATGTGACCGAATCTAGGCTGACAACGGCAATAGGCGGGTTGGGTAGGTCAGGGATTTCTGCGGCTGTTCTAAGACCAGAGATAGTGCCAAGGTTTGTAGCTAAAGCAGTCCTAATCTGGGAAATGCTCATTAGCCGAAGTTTCTCATAATTCTAAACGGCATAGCAAGCTGTTCAACATCTGGGTCTAAGTAGCGACCAACGCGAATTGCTCCCATGTCACCGAATCCTGCCACACCTAAAGGCGAGTCAAGTCGCTTGAAAAGCCTGGATGACTGAATTATTGTTGCCTGCTTAATTGCAATAGGAACCGAAGGCCAGCCCCATACGCCTGTGATACGGCAAAGAGCTTGCTGGTCAACAACAGGCCAAGTGTATGTGTTGACTGCCCTAATTCCTGTGTATGGCATGTAGAGTCCATCAGAACGGCTATTTAGTGGCTCAAGCTGGAAGTCGTTAGCTTCCCAAATTGTGTAAGTGTCGCCAACCTCGTCAGTTGAAGAAACTTGAGAAACAGAAATAGCGTCATCAATAATTAGGTTTATCGCATCGGTAGCAGCAAAGTTTCTTACTGCTGTTCCTGCGTTGGAAAAGGTACGAGCTGTATATCCATCAATCATTCGAGAGGCAGATTCAATGGCTGTTTCTAATAAAGCATCGTCTATTGTGTCTGAGGTAGGTATTCTGAGTGAGGCTTTGACCTCTGCGAGTGTGGCGTAGCCATTGGTGATTGCCATAATGTTCCTATTCTATCGCCTGAAAAGCATACGCTTTAAGGTCATTCCCAGCCGTTTTCCCGCCTGATTTCTAATGACCAGCTACCTGCGGTGTAGTCGTTACTGTCAATCTTAGACCGATAGTGACTCTCGTTTTTGAAGTAAGTCTTTTCATTCTTGTCCATGTAGCCAGCCTTGATAGTCGAGCTGTTGTCGTGCCTTAGTTTGATGTCAACCAACCGAATGTTGACACCTACAAACTCAGCCCTTCTTGTGTAATCGTTGTCCTCAAAGTAGGCAGGAAACAGAGATTCGTCAAACAGTCCTATGTCGTTGACTGCTTCATCTCCAAGAGCAAACGCTTGCCAGTGTGGAGCATCGCCTGTCAGGGTTATTTCATCTCTGCGAGCTTGTGACAACTGCTCTAACGCACCTGGTTCAAAGACAACATCGTTAGAAGCTATAAACCAACGCTGAGCGTATGGGAACGACTTGATGCCTAAGTTCCAAGAGCCAGATACTCCAAGGTTTGCTGGCATGTCTAGGACTGTTACTTTGTTGAACTTCTCGTTGAAGGTTAGGTTTGAGCCTGAGCCGTTGTCAATCACCAGTAGGTGTTCAACCGAAACATCTACGCTGTCTAGCATCCTTTGCAGCAAGTCATAGCGGTTTAGGACTGGCACTATTAAATTTTCAAGCATCTAAGCCCTTAAATACAAAGATGTGGGACAGCTCCTCTGGTTGGTCCTCAATGTGTAGCAACTCATGGCCCTCAAACAAAGCCAGCACATCATCAACAGTAAAATCGTGCAGGTGAAAAGGGTTGAAGTGAGTTGTCGGTCTGGTTGGGACTGAAACAATTATTAGCCTTTTAGCTTTTGCAACTTGTGAGGCTAGGTGTTTTGGATTAGCCACATGCTCAAGGGTTTCAAAGCAGATAGACACATCCCACTCAAAGTGCGGCTCCCACTCGTCTAGGTTTACGCCTGAGTAAAATCTGCCAAGGTCTGCAAACTGTTTATCTGGCTCAATCTTGTCTGCGCCAATGTAGTCAACTGCCAGCTTTTCGCTAATTAGCTGAGAGCCATAACCTATGCCACAAGCAACATCTAAAACACGCTCATCAGGGTTTAGCCAAGAGGCGGCCAAGTTGTATCTATAAACATGACCAAGCTCACTACGCCAAGAGTCAACGCTAATTCTTTCCATAATCACACACTCATATTCTTGCCATGAAACCGATACACCCATGTTACTTTGGGTATGTTTACAAAACTTGCATTGGCACTCTCACAGCGTTTCAGCATGTCCCAGTCTGGATGACCATGACCATCTCTGTATCCACTCATCTCACGCCAGAGGCTAGTTCTCATCACCATATTTGACGGAATGTAGTTTTCTGTTTGTAGCTTGCTAGGCTCGTAGCCTTGATTTGGGTTCCAATCCCTGCCCTGCACATCGGTCCAAGTCCAAAGGATGTCAGTTGTTTCAGTGATGTTTTTACTTAGAGTTTCAACATGGTTGGGCAATAGCAGGTCGTCATCGTCAACTAGGCAAAAGTAATCGGTGTCAACTAGGCTCACAGCTCGATTGACTGTTTCAACAAAGCCACGCCCATCGTCACGCATAACAATGTGGCAAGCTGGTGCGACTGTTTGCTGGCTTACGCTGGTCAGCATCTCGGCAAGTAGGTTAGCCCTTGAGGGTAAAGTTGCGGTGACTAATGTAAAAGTCATTTGAGCAACTTGCGTAGTAGTGGCATCCAGCTTTCTGTCCAGACTTTTTCGACATCAAACTGACTAGCAAAGTCAATCGCTATCTGAGAAGTGCCACGCTCAGCTTTGTAAGATTCCTCTAGCGCGTTTACAAGGCTAGAAACATTAGGTGTCATCCACCAAGCATCTTGTCCAGCATCCCAAGTTAGCTGTCCTTCGGTTAGCCAGGAGTCAGGGCTTACTAGGTCAGGTGTAGCTGCCCAGTTAGAGCCAATTACTCTTGTGCCACAAGCCTGTGCCTCTACTGTTGGAACACCGAATCCTTCTCCCAAGCTAGGTGCAAGCATTACATCCATTCGAGTATAAAGAGCAGCTAAGTCAGTCTTTGACAAGCCGAATCGGTAGTCCTGTGGGTTGGGAAAGATTACCTGCTCCTTCTTTACGCCAAGTGAGGCAAGAATGTTTAGCAAGTTCCAGCCACCTGACTGACCGAATGAGTCAGTGTGTAGATAAAGAACTGCGTCAGGCTTGTCTTTAGCAAAAATACTAAAAGCAAGAATTAGCTCACCATAGGCTTTGCGATGTACTAGACCTGATGCCTTGTTAGCAGCGACAACACCGACAACAAAGTTATCTTTTGTTAGACCCATGTATTCATTTATGTCATGACTGCCAATCTTGTAGCTTGGCTTGTAAACCTTTGTATCAATCGCGTGAGGCACATACTCACACTCAATGCCTTTGGCTGTTAGCTGTCTAACGCCATGAGGCGACATCGCTATTGGTGTGACATTCTCTTTGCGTAAGAACTTCTCTACTAAAGGTGGCAAAGTCACATGGTCTAATGGAACCCAAGCTGCAATCGGAAACTCGTCATACTGAGCTGACCTCATAACCCAGACATCGTAAAGGCTAATAAATAAGTTTGGCTTGTTGTGTTCGGCAATAAACAGTTTGTGGTCTAGTGGGCCAGAGTCGTTTGAGTATTGGTCTAAGCCTCTTGGGTAATGTGGGACTTTGCCGTAAGGCGTTTGTATTGAGCTGGGTATTCCCTCAAGGCCATAGTTAGACAACATGGCAACATCAAGGCCCGAACGCTTTAGGCGGTCAATGAGCATCGTGACCTGTTGGCCGTATCCAGTAGGTGCGTTGTAACTGTTAGACCAGACGCTTACAGCTCCAGTCAGTTTCTCTTTATTCGTAGGCATAACAGAATGATAGCAAAAAAAGGCAGGGGCCACAGTCCTACGCTCTGTGACCCCTGTTACCTCAAGTTTACTGGGTTGCTGATAAGCTAGTAAAAGACCCCTGCGATGCAGAAACATCCAGGGGCATGAGCAGACTTACAAGGAGTCCACTATGACCGAGTATAAGGCTTGTAGCAAGTGCAAGCAAGTAAAGCCGACATCTGAGTTCGGCATTCATCGCAAGACCTCTGATGGGTTCTATTCTCAATGTCTTGTATGTCATCGTAAGTCTAGGGCAGAGTATCGCAAAAGACACTCAGGCACAATCAAGATTGAGCAAGCCGAGCAGTATGCGAAAAACAAAGAAGCCAGAAAAGCGTATGCAGTCGCTTGGCAAAAGGCTAACCCTCAAAAGTTTAAGCATTACATGAGCGTTTCTAAAAAAAGAAATAAGGAAGCAATAGCAGCAAATACAAGGCGTAGAAATGCGCGGCGTAAGGCTAATGGAATTTATGCCATAGCTAAAAAAGAGCTAATCAAACTTGGTCAAGGGCCTTGCTTTTACTGTGGGTCAAAAGACCGAATAACTATTGACCATGTGGTTGCTATTGACAGGGGTGGGACTGACTCGATTGGCAATCTAGTTCCAGCCTGTAAATCTTGTAACAGCCGTAAAAGACAACTGACAATTATGGAGTGGCGACTTTACAATCAAAGGAAAACCCCCCTGAGCTAATGCCCAGAGGGGTTCCCAAGAAAGAACTAGCTGTTAGCTAGCCCCCCCTTTAAAGTACCCGATGTGGGTAGCGTGGGTTAGTCCACCATCAAGACGGATTAGACCTCGGTAGGTAACTGTGTCGGTGTTGAAAGCGAAGTCGGTTGACTGGTCAACGCGGATTCCACCTGCAACGCGAACCTTGAAGCTTGGTAGGTGACCGAATAGAACCGACTTGGTTCCAGTTCCTACTGCTGCAACATTTGGGTTCTCGTACACTGGGTAGCCAAGCAAGGTTGCTGGCTGTCCTGGTACTGCTGAGTTGGTCCAGATGTAGTTACCTGCACCATCCTTTAGCTTGCGAGCTGCTGCGATACCAGTCTTGCTCATCTGGAAGCCTAGACCTGGAAGTACACGAGCGCCATCGGCGATTCCGTAAACCAAGTCAATTAGGTTCTCGTATGAAGCGGCTCCAGAAACACCAGTTCCACCAGTTACTACTGAGCCTGCGGCTGCGGATAGCTTTGTGGTTAGAACGGAGTTAGCCTGAAGACCTAGAGAGGTTCCTAGCTGTTGTGCAATGTAGCTGGTGATGTTGAATCCAGCGTCAGATACTAGTTCCTGAGCTACCTGTACCAAAGCTCCGTACTTCTCAGCACCAAGAGTGATGGATGAGAATGTTGGGTTGGACTCTGAGATAGTTCCTGCTGCTGCAACTGAACCAGAGGTTGAGGTTGCGGTAACAGTTGGGATTACTAGGTTCTCGCCAGAAGTGGTGTTGAAAACCTCAGAAACAGTTAGCATTGGGCCAACTAGCTGAGCGATTTCGAATACCTGGTCTAGGAAGGACTGACCTACTGTGTTTGCGCTTGGTACAAGTGAGCGAGATTCACGAGTGAACTCGTGTCCTCTAATCTCACCAGTAGCGATTGCGCGAAGGATGTCAGCGTCAGAGTTTTCTGCAACTGGCATTGATGGAACAAATGAAGCTGCTGCCTCAGATGCGCGAGCTTCGCGGTCTGCTAGCTTGCGAGCGGTTTCGATAGCTGTGTCGGCCTGGTCAATGTCAGCCTCGATACGAGCAATCTTTGTGTTTTCTTCAGCGGATAGTCCACGCTTTTCAGCCTGTGCAATGTCAAGAACTTCTCTTGCCTGTGCGATTAGGTTGTTGCGGGCATCCATCTGAGTCTTAATGAAATCAGACATGATTCTCCTGTAATTAGTTGATTATGGGGGTCCTGCGGTGCTGACACTCAACAGATACAGCGGTGCTTACACTCAACTGTTATCAACAAGTTTATAGGCAAAAGAAAACCCCAGCTCAGAAAGGGGGCTGAGCTGGGGGTAAAGAAACTCTATCGGGTTTCTTTGATGTCCACAACTCTAGCTTCTTTGGCTGGGTTGTGGGAGTTTGTGTTATCTAGCTCCCAAACAGCTTGGGCTAGGTCATCTGCCATGTCAGCGAATACCCCAACCGAAGGGTTGCCAGCGGCTTTTAGGATAGCTCTCTTGATTTCTTCTTTGCTTGCCATGTTAAATCCTTTTCATTAGAAGGTCAAATTGCTTCTGCTTTAGGTCGAGGATGGACAGGCCGTTGTCCTCTACCTCTTGTACCTCTGGCTGTGCCTTGAGTTTGGCAACAACATCAGTAATCAAGTTTGCGTTCTTTTCGTCTAATTCTTCGCCAGACTCTAGCTTTAGCAGTGCGTCAGCTAGCTCATCTGCGTTGATACTTGGAGCTGACCGAACAGTTGCGGTTGTAGCTGAGTAGGCGGGGAAGCTTACGATACTTGTTTCAAAAAGTCTTACTGATTCCAAAGTTCTTGTCTGCCCATCTCTTGACCAACTGTCTTTGATTACATTGAAACCAAAGCTCATTGAGTCTATAACCTTAGTACGCAATAGCTCTGCAATGTCACGACCTCGTGTCGTGTTTGGAAGCTTAGCTGTGACTCTTAGTCCAACCGAATCTTCAACAAGTTGCATAGTGCCACCTCTTAGGGAAGCAAGAGGCTCACCTGAGTCGTGGTTCCAAAGTAGCTTGACTTCGTTGCGGGATTGTAGGGAACGCTTGAAAGCTCCAGGGGCAACATACTCGATGAAGCCACCAAGGTCGTCAGATGGGCTGTTGAAAACAGATGCGTAACCAGTAAAGGTCATGCCGTCACCCTCAGACCTGATTTCAAAGTCAACGCTGTTGGTTCTTATCTCTGGCTCTTTAGCTTCAGGCTGTGGGCCGTCAATCTTTAGCTGAATTGCTCTAGCTACATCAAGCCACTTGTTTTTATTGTCCATGCTGTTAGTTTCCTCTTGTCTAATCCTAGCAACTACCGAATCAGCGTAGTCTTTGGTTCTCTGTGCTGCTCTCTTGCTTGGCCCAGAACCCCAAAGTAGGTGAGCAACAACACCAGCAGAAGGATAGTTCTCAGACTGAGGGTCTGCGTTAGGTGAGTCAAGGTCAACAAGGTGTCGAGCAATCCAAGCAGCTATTCTTATCCACTTGTCATCGCTTACGCGACCTTCAGCCATTTCCCTAGCTTCTCTGATTGTCTTAGGGGTTACGCCGTCACCAGCTAGACCTTCTTCGTAGTATTCAAGTCCACGCCGAGCTGCTGCTCTCATGTAAGCAGGGGCTTCTTGGTTTATAGCTCGTTCTTCAT